ATACAAAACTCGGCATATATGGGTAGTCTGTGGGACCCCTACTACATATAGTAAATCAATAATTAAAAAAGTTTGGAATTTGCAAAAGGTCCTGGTACCTCTATTGAGGTACCAGGTTCTAGAAAGGTTAGTCTAGAAGTTTGTAATATGCATCAACGTTATTTTTTTGGAACCATGTCAGACCGTGTTGCATTCTACCATAGTTCTCGTTTACCTCGTCTTGTTTTATCTGGTCGTATCTTAACGCCTCTTCCGTCGTTAGTTCTACACTAACACCGCTAAAAGGGTTTGTTCTAGTTATTTTATCTGTCATAATGTTTCACTCCATACGCAAATAGTAAAATAAAAAAGTATTGCGCCACTGATTGTTAATAATAAACCCACTGACATTACAACCTCACTTTCCAATTACTACAAGTTCTGTAACCTTGTGCGTCTATATCAAAGTATGTCATTAATGCCTTGCCAGATTTACTTGTCCAGTATCTGCATTGTTCAGTCCATTTACCCTGTCTGGATATATGCTTCTTATGTTTTTGAGCATAGTAAGTTATCTTAAATGTTTTATTGTTTTCCATGTTATACCTTTCTGTTATGGGACAATCCTATATTAAGACTGTCCCATTGTCAACCCTTTATTGTTTAAAGTTTGGAAGCGCTGTTAATTCAGTGTTCCAAGATAAACCAATCTTTTTAGACACCTGATCCAAGGCAATAGCCAAACTATCAGGGGTTCCACTTTCCATAACAACATCAAGAGCTTTTGTTTTAAGGTCTTTAAGTTGTTTAAGTTTAGCGCCTTCAGGTCTTCTCTCAATCTCACGATCTGCAAGAGTTGAAGCCCAGGATCTTAACTGGTCATGGCAATCTTGAAGTGTTAGTTTATCACTTCTATAATCACTTCTTTCAAACTCATAGTTTAAGTCTTGGTCCTTTGGTTTTTTCTTTGTAAAGAAAGTTAAAGCGCTTGCCCTTGCTTCCTCTAGTTTTATTTCTGCTTCCTGAAATTGCTTAATGATTTTATCTGCGCCCATTTTTTTAGCCAGCTTATCAACAGCTTTGTCAGTTGCCTCGGTCTTAAATTGTTTAACCAATAATTCTGCTTCCTCAATCATTGGGTTAAATTGTCTCTTCACCTTGTCCCTAAAATGGTCAAGTTGATATTTAGTCATTGATTTACTCATAATTTATATTTCCTTTCTGATTTGAAATTAACACTTGACAATCTATCTGTCAAGTATTATATAGGATATATTCCCTTTTGCTAATATACGGAATTAAAAAACTCAAATTAGCTGGGACAACCTCGGATTGTGTCACACCGTGCTCCTTGCACCGTCTTCACAATTCAGGGGACTGATCCCTGATCCATTGTACGCTTTGCAAAGCGTTTGCGCTGTGTGACTCGAGCCCCACTACAGACATTCAACGATGGATCTGGGATCAGTGGGCAAGAAGATTGAAGCTACTAGGCCAGTGGCAATATATCAAGCTCCCTACTGATCCCTGGTCCATTAGTTGTTTACACTAATATCTGATCAGACCTGATGGACCTGGGATCAGTTGCCTGCGGTAACAGTACCTTATTTCTAGATGAGTTAAGGCGAAATAGGGACTGATCCCTGGTCATTGTGAGAAGGGTGTTGATCAACCCATGAAGGCCTGAGCGGGCGCTCTACAATGACCTGGGATCAGTTTAGAATGATTCTAAAAATCATTCTAAAGAAGAAAGCAACAAGCCGCAAGCGCCAAGCAGCAAGCTTGACAAAGAAAGAATAAAGGATTATATAGGAGATATGAAAGTAAAAGAAGCAAAAAAAATAACAGACTCATTTACAAAGACAAGCAAGATGCCTGGACTGAGTTACAGCCTGCCAGCATGGGAATGCAAAACCGGGTCCAAACTTAGAAAAATAAAAGGCTCTGTCTGTTCGATGTGTTACGCCCTGAAGGGTAACTACACAAGATACAAAGCAATTAAAGACGCGCAGTATAGAAGACTGGAGGCAATGAAGCATCCGGCCTGGGTTGATGCAATGGTAACTGTAATCAAAAGACAAAAATGGTTTAGATGGCATGACGCCGGAGACGTCCAGGACCTGGAGCACCTTAACAATATCTATAAGATATGCGAACTTACACCTGACACCAATCACTGGTTACCAACCCGTGAAGCGTGGATCAAGAACGAGCTGGACCGAAAGCCAGCCAACCTGGTGATCAGGTTCAGCCCGCCAATGATGGGCCAGC